AAGTCTTCCAGATTGATCTAATTGATACCCATCGGCATAAGATACTTGCTGAATACCGCTAGGTGTTGTTGATAAAGAATTAGTAATAGTAACTGTTCCGGAAATAGGAAGTGTATTACTTGTTGAAGCAATATTAACAGAAGATACTGGATTATTAATTGTTACTGCTGTTACGGGATTAGTAACGGAAACTGATGAAACACTGTTAACAACTAAAACATTCAGAGCACTAGTTGCAGCATTAACAGAGGCAAAATTTCCTTGTCTATCTCCAATTGTTATATCGTCGATATTAGAATCCAAATCTTGAGTAAGAACTCTTAAAGCATAATGTTCGCCGTTATTAATCTCTTCAACGTCTGCTCTAAAATTATTACTACCGTCTTTAATTTCAACAGCGCCTATTTCAATATCAGAAGCACTTATAGAGATACTGAGATCAGATAGGTTAGTGATATAACCTGCCCGAGCAAACATGGGTCTATTCTGATTATTCTCAATTGGTACCCATGAATATGTTTCAGCCATACCTAAATTATAGGTAGGTTTACCATTACCGCCTGTTAAAACTGGAGTGAGAATGGCGTTAGGCATATATTTTATGGTTTAGCAGGCCAGACAACATCTTCAGGATTGCTGAATGTATTAGGTATATCTCTTAAAGCTTGTCTATAATCTAACCAAGCTTGTTTATTTGCTAATGTAACATCAGGAAGAGCTGACCAATCAGAAGCAGCAAGCAAAACGTCTCTTTGAGCTCTAATTTGTTCCCAAGTAGGAGCAGGAGGAGTATAAGGTACTAATTCAGCTTCTCTGTTTTCTAGTTCTTGGAGAAATTGAGCATAGTCACTGTTAGCAGGATCTTTAGGAATCCAATGACCATCGAAATTTATTGAGCTGTTGTGTTCAATATATGTTTTCATAAAATTTATAGTTCTGCTGACGCTTGCCAATACGAATAAGGAGCACAATCAATAAGATTCGCAGTTGTTTGAAATTGGAATCTCCAACCTTCAACGTAAGCATCTAAGAACCTAGCATCAAAAACACCACTACTACCGCCGGTTAATATTAACGGCTGACCGCTCTGAGCAGATATTACAGGTACAGCTCTTTTTTGTACTTTAAACGGTATATATCTTTCATTAGTCATTGGTGTGCCAGCGACTCCAATTGCTGAACTAAGATCGTAACCTTTTTCATAATATCTCTGACACAAAGCTAATTCTGTTCCAATTGGACGATATTCAAAAGGTGTAGCAGTTGGACCAACTTCGAATTGAACACCGGTAAGATCAAAAGTTGCGCCTGTAGTAGCTCCGTGCTGCACGAATGTATCTTGTAAAGCAGAATTTACATAATTGTCGTTTGCCCAACTACTATTAGACCCATTGCTAGCAAACCAACTTGATCCTAAACCAAGGTTCCAAACTAGATTTAAATATACTAGATTATCAACCAGCCAAGTATTGCTTATTGTTGTATCTCCGGGTATAGTTATTGTTTTATATTCCCAGGTATTAGCAGCATTTATTGTGTATGTTGTGGTGTATACCCTTGCGAATGGTGATCTTGAATTAACTGAAAATAAATATGTACCTGCAATAGATGATCTTACCCAAAACGATACAGTTATTGTTTTAGCAGCTGCTGTACCCCATCTAAGGTCACCGCAATTAAGACCTTCTAAACGTTGCTGAATACCGCTTTGATCGTTGCCAGTAAATGCATCACCTGTTGTAACTGTAAAACGAAGATAGTTATTAAAATCAGAAGGACCGTCACTGCTTCTTTGTTGGGTAGTAGCAGCTTCTCCGGCATTGCCAAAATACGGTAAAAATCTATCTACAGCATATATTGTGGCACCATTAGTGAGTGTAACAACAGCGCCAGCATTCCTTTGATCAATACGCATATCACCATTGATAATCTTATTTCTAAAACAAAATGAGCCGCCATCAAAAGCGAGTTTCGAATTAGTAACCGATAAAGATGAAAGTTGAGGTGTGTTAACAGAATCAGTTGTTAATTTTGTATTATCAACAGAATCAGTTGTTAATTTTGTATTATCAATAGAATTATTCTTTACATTTGCAGATAAAATTCTACTTGCAGTGCTATATGTTAAATCAACTGTTGCTGAATCGTTAACGGTAAATGTTATTGCTTGATCTAGATTAATAAAATTACTATTAATAAAATTAAGTGAATCTCCGATACACTGAGAACCGGAGATAACATCTACGTATGTATAAGGAGGTGTAGCCATTGTTTATTATTTATCTGTCGTTTCTTTTCTAATAGGCATATCATCATCAAGTATATTCAAATGACGTTGATTATAATATTCATAAAACTCGCGTTCTTTATCTTTTGTAATAATTTCTGCTTTTGGTGCTTGCTTATAGGATTCAAGAGTAGCGGACATATTATCACGTACCTCTTTTATTTTTTCAGCCATTTTGATAAAATCCTCTGTTAATGCTAACTTATCTTTATTTGCATACAAACATTCAGAAATAATATTAAGCTGTTTAAAGAGTGGGTAGTTCAGTTGTTGGGTGATAAGGCGGTATGTATCTTCGTTCATCTCTGTTTCAAACACACGCCACTTTTTATCTATATTAGCTTCGCGATATTCTCTTGGTTGAAGATCTATAATATCTTTTAGCCCTCCTGTTTCGTAATCACCAACATAAACTTGATAGACAGGATCGAAAGTATCAGGCATTTCTTTATAAAGCCCGGTAACCGGTTTAAAATTTGTAAAGCCGATAAAACGACCGTTGACAGAGAAGAGTGCGTAGTTTTTCATTGATTGAGTAAATTGTCGTAATCTTTTATAGGGTTCATTCCATACACTGCAGTGTATCGAGTTTTTTCTCGTACCGGGTTTACCCAGTGCCATCTATAACCAGGTATTCTTGTAAACTTACCAGTTACATCAGGTATAAATTCAAACACACCATCAGTATTTTCAAGTACCAAACCATCTAATAAAGATGTTGAAAGTGAAAGTAAACCGAAATTAGGGTAACAATCTATATGAGGTAAAATATATTCACCTATTTCATATTTTTGAATCTGTATAAAATGATAATCTTTTTCTTCAATATTAAACGTTTTTAAAAGAAAATCTAAAATATTTTGCGGTATATCATCAACACCTTTTTTTCTATCATGTATAAGAGAGCAAAACCTACTTGTACCACACTCTACTACAACATCATCTCGTTTTACAAAATTTAAACTAGCTTTGTTTTCTTCTAAAACACTGTATATATTTTCTAATGTTATCTCCATACTAATTATATATAGTCCATGCTTTCGGATTATTCCACTGCTCCGACGAAGCTGTTGTAGCGCGTGAAAATTTCGGAAAACCTTGATCTACAGTATAAGTACCATCTTTGAATGTTAATTTATATATTATATAAATAGGAGCGTAATTAATATATTGATCTTCAATAGATCTTGACCAATTATAACTATTATAGTAATCTACAGTTGTATTAACATAACCTGTAAGTACCCATCTACTAATACCTATTTTACGATACTGTGGTACTTGTATAACGCGTGTGTATTTAGCAGTACCTTTACCGTCGCGTTGTGTTATAATTTTTTCATTTACCCAACCTGTTTTTTGATATATAACATATACAATATCTTCAGATTCAGAGATTGTCGGTAAAGATAATTCTATATTTACAAAATTCTGTATTGAGTTTTTTGATGGGTATGAAGTAACATTATCATCTACTCCTGATGAAGAATTAGTTGCAGAATTAGGACCGTAATAAAAAAATGTGCGCGTATTTACAGTACGAGTAAGTTCTTTTTCTATATTACAAGCTGTAGTTCTTAACGTATTGAAGTTATTATTAATCTTAATAAGCGATGAACCTATACTCTCGCTAGGCTGTATTAAGTCAATATTATCACATGTTGTTGCCATAAGCGTATTTATTGTTAGATATTAGGAGCAGAAAACTGACTCCATTTAATTGGATCATTCCAATTAGTTCCAAACCCTGATGTTTGCGCGCGCGTGAATTTAGGAAATCCTACATCGGTAATATACTCGCTACCGTTGTATGTTAAACGCCAGATGATTATTATAGGTGAAAAATAATTGATTAAATCTTTATCAATTAATCGAGGTATGTTCTTTTGTGTCTGTACTTCAGCGGTAAGATTAAAATTATACGGGGTACCATATCCTGTAAACTTAAATTGTGTACCTGCAATATCTTTATAAGGTCTAAGTACATACTGTATCGGTGTTTTTGCCACCGGGTACGCTTCTGACCATGTTACGTAATTTTGATCCCATTCAAGAAATGTATCATCACCTAAATCACCAGTCGCGCGGTAAGCATATGACGTTTCTGCATTTGTAGGTGTTTTAAAAGTTACTTGTATAGTACCGAGTCTGGTACCAGGTGCACCATTACATGAAGCTTCAGCTCTAGTATAATCGTCAACTTTATACCATGTATTATAATTAAGAGACACAGTTGGACCTGGTACACGCACCGGTTTTTTCCAATTAGTGCTTGCAGGTATATCTAGAGATATATTATTATAAAAACCCGTTTTTTGGTAAATAACATAAGCAACATCACCTTTTTTCGAAAAGGACGGCAAATTAAGAAAATTAGTATCGTTACAAAACGTTTGTATAGTTATATTAGAAGGACGGCTGGTTGAATCTCCAGCCATACCTGATTTAGCGTCTACTGATGCATTTGGACCGTAATAAAAAAACGTTCTAACTTGTTTTTGTTTATCGAACCTTGTAAATAAATCGTTTGTAACAGTTTGTAGATTGTTAAAATTGTTATTAATCTTAACAAGTGAATCTTTTAAACATTCATCAGGGTAAATTTTCTGAACTGTATTATAATCGCACGCTAGCATTATTAAAAATAATTAATCTTTTAAATTAGTATGTCAACCACTTCTCGGGTTTGTTCCAGTTGATAGTTGATATTGTTTCTGCTTGTGTAAATTTAGGAAACCCGTTATCTACTTGGTAATTGATACCATTATGTGTTAATTTCCATATTACAAAAACAGGCGAATAAATGTTTATTATTTCAGGGGTATCTGTCTCGTACGCTACTGTTTGTACTGAACTTATTACACGTACTTGTAATGTACCTGTTGATGTTCTTGTCCCTTCAACTTGGTAGTAACCTGTTTTTTGATATACAACGTAGGCAATGTCGTTTTGTCTTGATACAGCAGGTAAGTTTAATTGATTTGTATTATTGATAAAATCAGCAATGACACTATCTGATGGTCTTGATGTTTTATTGTTTTGTAAGTTAGTAGTAGGGTCTGTAGCAGAATTTGGACCGTAATAAAAGAAAGTACGAACATTAATTGTGCTTTCGACTTTTTCTTTTAATTTACATAACGCAGTACGCAAATTAAAAAAATTGTTATTAATTTTAATCAAAGAATCACCAATATTTTCAGTATTGTAGATTGTTGAAATGTATTGTGCCATTGTTACATTATTTAATAGTAAATAAACAAAAAGAAAGCTACTTAGTTAAAAGTAGCTTTCAATTTTATAATGTATTTATAATCTTAGAAATAACCTAAGTTGCGAAGACGGATTTCATTTAAACCCCAAGCTTCGTAACCATTAGCAGATAATACTGCTGTCTGAAGATTGTTAACAGCGCTAAGTAGTCTAATACCGAACGAGCTACGATCAGGAAGTACCGCGTAAATAACCTGATTGTGATAAGCACGATCCCAGAAGAAGCTACCTGTTCCGGAGCTTAATCCAGCACCTGCTGTGTTAACGAATGTAGCAGATACGTTTACATTCGTTAATGTAACAGGGGGGTCGTTAAAAACAAGTCTCAAATCAGCATTAGATGCTGATGAAAGACAAATGCCGTTAGTAAAGGAATATGCAGGACCGAGGGGTTCTTCGTTTGGATAGAATGTTGCCATATGTATATATATTTATTCTATCCTGTTTATTTTTTTACTATAAAAAAGAGAAAACCCCGACCTTTCGATCGGGGTTTCTTTTGTTGAGTTTTCGTATATCCGTATTAGAGATAAACAGCGTTAGCACCAGGGGTAAACGCTGTACCGAGACCTGTGCAGATGACGAGGTGGTAGTACAGATTCGCGCCGAAGATGTGGTCAACAACACCGTAACGGGTTAAGAGACCAACACGAGGGCTGAAGTCGTTAGGACCGATTGTGCGCTGAACCATAACAGGGATATAAGGACAGTAGACGATACCTGTGTCGTAGTACTCAGGGCCCTTGTAACCTAAGAGAGCGTAGTCAATTGGGTTAGAGCGGGTTCCACCGTAGCGTGAGCCAGCAGGATTGTATCCTGTATTGACTTGAGCTTCGGTACGAGTATCACGATAGATCTGGAAACGGCCACCTACAGCTCCGACCTTAGCAATGCCAACGGGGGTTGTGTTAACCGAACCGGTGACGGGCTGCCAGGTGAAGTTGGGGAGGGTTTCGAGGATTGCGCAGATTCTGGGGGTAGCGATGATGAAGTTAGCAGCACCACGGCGGTTGCGGATAGCAACACGGTTGGCTTCAACAACAATTCTGTTGTAGAAGTCACGGGCCCGCTCCCCCGACCAACGACCATCGGCAGAAGCAGCACTCCATGTCGACTAACCACCACCAGCACCAGCGTTCAAGCAGGTCTGAATCATACGAGCGATCATTTCGCGGTCGATTTCAGCCTGAATTTCGTAGGACATGGCGTTTGTTAATTCGGCATCGATATCGATACCATTCATGTTCTTAAGATCCTGTTCGAGTTCAACAGACCATTTAGCGGCGAGACGGCGTGTGCCAGCCTCGACAGCTGTTTTCTCAAACGAAACGGTAACCTGAGGGATCTGGGAGCTGAGCTCAAACTGCGAGAGAAGAGCAGCAACACCAGAATCTTCAGGAGTTCTGTCCCAAACGTTGGTGAGACCGGACAAGCTAGCGCTGGATGTGCCGGTGAAGGCAGTATTCAGGTAGTTGTAACCGATTTCTTTACCACCGCTAGCAAAGGCACCACCGAGTTGCTCGGCAGAGCTATTGATGCTGGTATTACCGTCGCCTGTATTGCTATAACCGAGGGAAGAACCCTCGTACTTATAACGCATGGCGAAAGCAAGACCAACAGGGCCTGTCATGGGCTGTACACCAACGATCTCATTTGTGATGAGCTCGGGGAATGTACGGCGGATCATGGGGATCAGGACCTTGGGCAGACGAGCATCGCCATTGGCGTATGTATCACGGCTGAACTGGTTAGGTGTATTGGCACTTGTGTTACCGAATACGCCACCAGAAGCGGCAGTGTTAGAAGCCTCAAAGCACCACTTCTCCTGGTTTTCCAAGAGGATGGCGGTGTTTAAGCGTGTGTGTTCGTCGGAGATAGCTGTAACCTTGTCGGAAGTGTAGTCCAGAACTGGAGCCCACTTTTCGACTAAAGATTCAGCCATTGTCTTATTGATATGAAGAAGTTCCATATTATATTAAATTCCTTTATTAAAGTCTCTCTAAAATAGAGAGTTTTCGACCTTTGTGAGTTATGAAGAAAATGTTGACTTAGTGTCTAACACGGAGTCTAGATCCGTCAAGCTTCTTCATCTCATTCAGATATCCGCCAACGTTCGGTGTTGCCACCGGAGCTGGTGAAGAAATCTCTTCATGAAGTTCTTCTGTGGTAGGGCGATCAACGGCCTCAACAATCCGTTGTGTTACGCCCTCCTTAGCGTCATCTTCCTGTTCGGAGATTTCTTTCTCGAACATCTCAACTACATACTGATAATTTTCCTGAATGTATTCAGGAGATTTTCCTTTTAAGAGATTGCTAACATAATTTTTAGCAGCCTCAGGTAGTTCTTTTGTTTTTTGTTCAAGCAACATTGTAGCTTCAACCTTATTGAGCTCACTATTGAGCTTGGTATTAGCATGTATTGCTTCGTTCAATTCCTTCTTCAAGGAATCGATAGTGTTCTTACCGTCGATAAGGGCTTCCTTAACTTCGGCATCAACAAATTCTTCGTTAATTCCAACGAGCTGGCGAATCTGCTCGAGTGTCTTGCGAGCACTGATATTCTCAACAGCTTCGTTGATTTGGGAGGTTGGTACAACCTTCTCCATGTAAAGATCGAGATAGTTAGAAACTTCATCGACTAAGCGGCTACGGAAAGCTTCAGCTTCTTCGTTAAGAGTTGTTTCATACTTTTCAATGACTTGTTCGAGCTTTGAAGTGTGATCTTCGTCGATCTTAGCAAGAACCTTCTTAAGCTTAATAGCGTGATCAAAATCAATTGTCTCAACAAGCTTCTGGAGCTTAGCAGAGTGATCTTCGTCAATAGCTTCAACTAAGGACTGAAGCTTATCAGCGTGCTCTTCATCGAGCTTTGTTGTTACAGCTTCTACCTGAAGTTGTGCTCTCTGTTCTGCCTTTTCGTTAACAGCTGTTTCGAAAGCTTCGTGAACGGCGGTTAATGTTTCCTCTGTAATGAGGTCCTTAAATTGCTCCTTAAGAATTGTCTTGAAGTCCATATTGTATATTTATTTATTCTCTAATGTTTATTTTTCTTGGGAAATGTAGTTACGAATCTTAACTTTTAATTTGTCAGCAACTGCGTCTTGTAGAGCAGCTTCTGCGTTAGCGTAATCCTTATTAGCTATTCTGCTAATGAAATTCTGAATTGGCTTTTTGTTAATAGTTGTCGACATAATTTTTGTTATTAAGATACTTTAAGCATGTTGATGAATTTCATCAACGATTCTTTTAAGAAAAGGTCAGTACCGTGTTTAGGTAATCTAGTGATATTCTCTTTGAGCTGATTATAAGCAGCAGCAGAGCATTCAATAATAGAACCATCAGGTCTGATCATCCATTCTTTGGATTCCATTATAGATTCAAGCATAGCGTTTTGTACAGAAGGTTGATGTACAACGTCTAAGCAAATGAGGTGAAAATTAGAAACGTGTTTAGCACCACCTGATTCATTTACATTACCTAAGGCACGAGATGAGATACCCATCTTTACTTGGTCTTTAATTAAAGACTGTAAAAGTAAACCCATTGGGGTGTTAAGAACCTGAGACTTACCGTAGAAGTAGTTACCATTCTGTTTAAGCTCAGTAACGAGGTGACATGCATTAACAGGGTTAACTTCAGTAGACTGTGGGTGATTCATTTCACCAATAGCGCGACGTGTTTTAACCATATCGTTAGTGTAACGATTAACCTCACTAACCATTTCATCAAGTCTGTAAACACGACCGTTTTGATTCTTCTCTTCAGCCATTAAGAACGGACCAGTAATAAATACTTTCTGTTCACCGGTGCGATTCTTCTCCTCAACTAAAAAGTCGAGGCCGTCGTGTAGATCTTCTACTAAAAATTTGAGTCCCATAGTGGTTATAATTATTTATACAATTAATTGCTATTTTCTATTTATTCAACGGTTTTAATAAATATTATATGTTTAATCTCATACTTGCTCTCGCTGCTTTTCTTGTAGCAGGATCAACAGCGTACTTTTCTACTCTCGGTATCGCTACTCTTTTTTCAGGTAAGTATTTACAGGTACTAGTAATGGCTGGCTCTTTAGAGTTTGGCAAACTAGTAGCTACATCGTTTCTTTATCGTTTTTGGAATAAGATACCTAAGTTTTTAAAGTTATATCTAACTACTGCTGTTATTATTCTCATGATTATAACATCAATGGGTGTATATGGCTATCTATCTTCTGCTTATCAAGTTAATGCATCTAAAACAGGTATCGTTGATAATAAGATCAATCTTATCCAACAGCAAAAAGATACTCTCGATAAAGAAATTAACAGTATTAACGACCGTATAAAGACATTAAATGAATCAAGACTTGCTCAAGAACAACGTCTTACAGCTAATAAAGTTACATCGAGTACAAGAATATATAACGATATTAAAAACTCTCAAGAAGAAATAAAAGGTTTAAATGTACGCTTACAAGAATTACAGAAAACAAAATTTGAAAAAGATAATGACCTTATTCAGTTAAATGTTGAAAATAGTCAAGCTCACGACGTCGGTACATTTAAGTATATTGCACAATCTTTTAATAAACCTACTGATGATATTGTTAAGTTTTTTATCTTAATACTTGTTTGCGTTTTAGATCCGTTAGCTGTATCGTTAGTATTGGCACTCAATATAGCTACTCGTGGTAGTGTATTAAAAGAAGATAAAGTAGTGGAGCAGCCTACAGTTAAAAAATTTGTAGGTCTTACTGGTACCGGTCACGTTAAACAAAAATAATTAGCGTTTAATACCTAATTCTTTCTCTGTTAAAATAACAAATTCAGAACCTTTCTTTTTAGCAAATTCTGTTGCTGCCTGCCATTTAGCTCTATTTTTTATATAGGTAGCTTGTCGACGTAAAAGAGCTTTAGTGTTCTTACTAGGTTTAGGTGGTACTACTTCTACAGCGGGTTTTATCTCAATAAGATATTTCTTTATTGTACCATCTTTTGTTTTTAAAGTTATATTGTTATCGACAAAGTAACGTGATATGCTACCTGTTAAAGGATTTTGATACGGTACAATAACAGACTCAGATCCCCAGGTAATTACATTAGGGTTTGAATCACACCAACGCATAAAACGCAATTCGTAACTTGATCGGTACAATATGGGTTGTGTACCTTTGTATTTTTGCATATTAACAGGTTTAAAAATTCCCTGTTTAAATTGCGATGTTCTTTTTCTATTCACTTACCACTTCTTACAACTCCAATAACCTGCACTTAATTTGCTTTTCTTCTGATTACATTTATGTCTTGCTCTGAACGATTTACGACGAGCTGGAATATTCTTTTTAATCTTTAAATTGGCATCTCCAAATTTAACAATTTTTTCTTTATTACCTTCTTTTGCTTTTACAACAAACTTCTTTTTACCGTAACCGGATTCACCTTTACGAAGACGTCTCGGTTTGTTAGCAGGCATTTTAGATTTGTCGAAATTTTCTTCTAAAATTTCTAATACTGTATTGTTAAAGTTCATATATTTGTATTTATTTGTTATCCTAAGAAAAACATCGATGGTGTAACGTCTTCATAATTGTTTTTAAGTTCAGCTTCAAGAGCGTCTCTTTCTGCAATACCTTGGGACATAAAGTCAGCACTATTAACAGAACCACCACCGAATAAATTTGTACCATTAAATTTACCTCTAACGTTAGCAACAGTTATTTTAGTTAATGCTAATGTATAGCGATATACCCAACGTTCACTGATAAGATCTACTATCGGTCTTTCGAGGTAGCAACCAACAATACCGAGATAAGATTGTTCAGGAATAGGTTCAGGTATGATACGTAATAACTGTGTTCTTGGATCAAATCTAAAGTGAGGTGTCATAGCAAGAACTTTTGTTCTTGTATCAATAAATCCTTTGAGTATTTCCCAACTAACTAAATCGAAGCCGAAATTACCAACCATATAACTCGAATAGATTTGTTGAGCCATGGCTTGCTCTAATGTAAAGAGAGTGTTAATACCTGTTGACTCACCGTAATTAAAAGAAAAACAATCTAACACTCTTCGATACGTATTCATATCGAAATCGTAACCAGATGAAAGAGCAGGAGATAAAGAAGTTGATAACTCTGAAGTATTATTAATCATCGTTGCTACATCAAGACCTTTACCACGTACATATTTTCTTGAATCAAAGACTAAAAATTCTTCAGTGTAACCAGCATACTTTGTAAAGTATTCCATAGCAGTAGCTATGTTATCGTAAATCTGTTCGTTTGATGCTTCTATATTAACTAACGGTTCACCGAGTTGACGGCGTACACGTTGTGCTAGTGCATCATAGGTCTTGACAACAGGGTTAACATTAGTAGATCCTGGTGTATATCTTGGCAAAACGTTCATATAGATTATTTAAGTTATTAGAGTTCTTTTAATCCTCCGTAATAACCATAGGGAGCAGAAATATCCGTAGCATCGTGATTGTACACGCACTTTGCATCTTTATCAGCACTATCAGGGTATGGCTGTATAAGCTCTTGAGGGTTAACACCATTAGACTCGCGACCATACTCCTCTGAGTCATTAATTTGTATATTAAGAGGCTCGGCATGAGTACCAGGCTCGGAGGAGTATTCCCAACGCTTACATTTAATAACCCAAATATAGTGACCCATTAATGCATTAGCATTAAATTGTAAATTTTGATCATCACGTTCGGTTATTTCGTATATAGGTGCTCCTCTACCACCCGGTCTATCTCCAGCACCGCCATATTCTTTTAATTCAATTAAATCTCCTGCTTTAGGTTCTCTATATGGTCCAAATGTATCCCAGAATGATGAAATATGTACCACGCAAGTCATATCACAATCAGCCATAATACCAAACTTAGATAGCATGATAGCATCATTAGTAATATCAGATACCATCACTATAGGACCTGAGGTTACAAATGTTGATGTAGGGTCTTCCCCGTAAAGAAAATTATGTGATGATAGATTATAGCTATTTGTATAATATGTAATTTCGGTACCGTAATGTTCTATTTGCTCTTTCCACCAACGACTAAAGTTCTCTCGTTCGTTAATAGTTATATTCTTATTAAGATAACGAACCTTTTGCATATACGTTTAGAGCTTATTTAATTTCTTAATACCTTTCTTGACAGTATATTTGTTATGTCTACGAGGTGTAACAGTTTCTAGAGCTTTTAAGCTTAGATCAGCTTCTCCTAAAACTTTTGGCATTTTGAGCCATTGGTCAGTATAAGGATGATAAGCTGCAGAATAATCTTCTAAATTAATATCTCTTATTGTAGGTATATAAACAACAGGGTGTAAAGATCCTGTTGCTAGACGCCCATTAATCATCTTAATATTATTAAGAATTCTTTCTTTTAATACATCGTCGAGATTAGCAGTACTAAGTTTAACTAAAACATTAATCGGGCATTTTACAGAACTCTTAGGTTTTAAAATAGGCCCGTAAACAATATAATCTTGAACTCTTGTTTTATTATACTCTTGTTCTGCTGAATTAATAAAGTCTATATCGTTTATAATCTGTAATTTAATTTCAGGTAACATAATAGGGTTACCACCTGTTGGAGATACGCTAAATACTCTCGGATCGAGATAGTTATCAGGAATCGGGTTTGTATGATACTTTAGATACGAATCTTTATATTCCTTTTCAAACAAATTCATAATAGTATTTATCTAATCTATAAACAGAAATAGCCCCTATTTCTAGGGGCTATCTGAAATTTATTTAACTTTAATCTTACTTGAAGAAATCGCCGACCTTAATATTGGAGGTCTTAACGGATTGCTTCTTTGTATTCTGAAGGTCTTTTGTATCAGCGTGAAGCTCTTTAGTTTCAGGTTCGGCGGTAATAACACCGTCATTAGCCTTACCCTTAGTAACTTTAACGGCACCTTTTACTTCGCCGTGTCCCTTGGCAACTAAATCTTTACCAGACTTAGCATTGACTAATGCATGACCATGATCTTCTGCTTCAACAGCTTCTTCAAAAGGCTCTTCTTCGCTAAGCTCATCTTCTTCTTCAGCATTATGCTCTACTTCAGAGACTTTGCCGAGAATGGATTCGAGATGCTTGATAACAGCCTTGAGGTCAGAAACTAAATCATTGACTTCATCGGTATCACCGGTGATTTCATCAGCAGCTTCTTCATCAGTTGTAGGAACTTCGACTTCCTCGACTGTGTCTTCAACAACATCTTCAGTGATTGTAGCTTTGAAAAGCTTTTCAAAAGCTCCTTCGTATGTGTTTTCTGTATTCATATCTTCTTCAACTTTCTTTGTTTTTGAAACATCAGAATATTCTTTATTTACTTCTGGTGTTTCGAGATCCTTTTTAACTTTTTCATCTCCACCAGCTTTGGTGAGATGTACTTTACCACCTTTAGCAATTTCTTGCTTACCGGTAGGTACAACTACGTTATCTTTTTCTTCATTAAGAAGAACGTTCTTTGTATAGATATCAGAGAGAGGGTTTTTGCTCATATATTATATTTATATTTATTCTAAAAGAGGTTATTTTTCTTATATTCTATATCTTATTACAACAATTCCTGAGCCGCCGTCACCGCCTTTATTGTTCGCGTTATAATGTGATCCGCCACCACCGCCACCGCCGGTGTTTGCACCGCCTGCACCACCAGGAACGTTTGGTCCTGAGTTACGGCCGCCGGCGCTTCCATTTGCACCATTGTTAAGACCTAAGCCTCCACGAGGAGCTACAGCACCTACAGTGCCTCCACCACCTCCTCCGACGCCTCCATCACCACCATCGCTAGAATAACCTGAACCACCACCGCCGCCACCCCAGAAATAGGGTGTACCTAAAATATCACAGCGTAAACCAGGTCCACCGTGCGGTATGTAATACTCTCCTCTTCCGCCGGCTCCGCCGCCTCCGGCAGCATGATAATTAAACATAGCACTCCCACCATCGTAACCTTGACCAGGTATACCGCGGCCTCCAGGGGCAAGAGGGTCACCGTAACCACTTGAACCGCCACCAGAAGCTCCTGGTCGACCTAATCTGAGCGTGGGATTGGAACCGGTACCTCCGCCTCCGCCGCCGTATGCTATATAAGTTAAAAATGATGAAATACCTCCGTCTCTCGATGGAACTGTTTTAGTATCGGCGCCGGGCTGCGTAGGCCCGCCACCCGGGTATGTAGTACCGCCAGCAGGTGAGCCGCTACCACCTGAAGCTACTACTACAGTGGTACTTGCCGGAGATAGGTAGCGATACTTACCGAATAAAACACCACCACCGCCTCCGCCGCCGCCCATATCCATACCACCGCCACCACCGCCGCCAACTACAAGATATTCAACTTCCCCGGGCTGAGCTACTGTAAATATAGAACTACCGACAGCAGTGAATTGATGTACTCTATATCTTATACCGTCAACAGTAATGTTAGTTACTACATCACCACCTGTTGCGTACGCAGGCTGTATATATATTTGTTCCCGAGCAATAATATTACTTGCTGTTAAATTGTTATAAACAGAAATATCAGTACCAGATGCTGATAAAGCTCTACCAATAACACTAACCGTTGCACCGGATGCTGCTACTAACTTTGTTGAAATAGTTCCTAGATTGTCGAAATTGCTATTAATTTTATTAAGAGAATCTCCGATGCATTCTGTGTCAGATATAGTTGTTGTATAAATAGTGCTCATTTTTTTATTGATTAAAAATAATTACGGATACATAACTTGGATCAGCAAGTGTTGTTGTATTATTATTTGAACTATGTATATTTATACCAGCTGATACAGTAGTGAAAGAGGTAGGTTGTAACCAAGTGTAGCTACTACCTGATGCTGTTTCAAAGCTTGTTCCGATGAGTGCATAGTTTATATTAGAAAATGCTGTAGTAAAAGAAAGACTATATGTACCGGTGCTTAATTTTTTAACATCTTTAATATTGTAAGAAGAGTAAATCGTCGGAGGAGTTGTATAACCGTTAAATGTAACAAGAGCTTTTGGTATACCAGGAGTTAGAGCTGAAATAGTGTCAGTATTACTGCTTAAGATAGTAAAATTACTTCGTATAGAATTAAGAACTTGAAATGACTCACATGCATCACTTCTTAAATCTTGAAAATTGTTATTAATAGTGTTAAGCGATGTACCAACACACTCATTAACATCTATAGCAGGTATAGTGTAT